AGTCCCTTTGTCAAAGCATCTACTTTATTTTTTGCCTAATGGAATTGCGTGTGTGTGCAACGTGTATGCGTGTGTATGTGTATGCGTGTGTACGTGAGAGCGTGTGTATGCGTGTGCGTGTGCGTGTGCGTAATGCGTGTGCGTGTGCACACCCGTGTAAAAACGTCAAAAATCCACAGAAAAACGCAAAAAAATACACCCCCCCATGCGAAAAAAAAATCGTTTTCTGTTTGCGACGTGATGCGTAATATGTATATATAGCCCGTTTGCTACACACACCTATTATAAATTTTTACTACATTTGACGTATGATAATAGAGATAAGAGAACGGGTGTCGGTTGGGCCAGTGGTCGGTTTCAGCGTATACCCACAAGACGAAAACCAACCATTTACGGAGTTTACACTGCATTTATTGTTAATTGAGGTGGCATTTATTTGGTAAATCGACACGAAAACACCAAAAGCGACACGGGTCGACACGGCTAACTAGTTGATAATTAAGGGTCTGTGTCGAAGTGTCGATTTTTACTCTCTATGATAGGATTTAAAAAAATATATATTATACTCTCTCTCTCTCTCTCTCTATAGAGAAACGCAACACGTTGACATGTATAAAAAATTATTTGTGGTATTAATTTCTTTTTTGTATATTTGTAACAATTAAAATCAAATGAAATATGAATGAATTATTTTTTGACCAGGAAGGTCGAGACAAGCTCATTAGTGGTATAGTAAAAATATCCAGGGCAGTCAAGAGTACGCTAGGCCCTTTGGGTAATACGGTAGTACTAGAATCACAAACACACACACGAGGATTAACGGTCACCAAGGATGGTGTAACGGTTGCTAAGGCGATTAACTTACAGGACCCTGTTGAGAACTTAGCCGTTACAATGGTAAAGGAGGCGGCTGATCGCACGGCAACATCTGCTGGTGATGGTACGACAACGGCTATTGTCTTAACGGAGGCTATTGTTTTAAGGGGTATGGAGTTGTTAAAGGAAAACCCTGGCACTAATGTGTCGGAGCTAGTACGTGAGATGACCAAGATCTCTGACGATGTTATTAAGTCACTGTCTAAGAAATCTAAAAAGGTAACGGGCAAGACGCTTAAGGATGTAGCAACGATATCTGCTAACAATGACAAGGACCTGGGCAGTTTAATAGCTGAGGTGTACAAGCAGGTTGGCAAGGACGGCGTTGTAACGGTTGAGAACAGCCAGACAGCGGAGACGTTCTTTGAGGTCACTAATGGTATTAAGATTAACCGTGGGCACACTAGCCGTTTGTTTATTAATAACCAGAAAAACGACGAGTGTATACTTGACGACGTGCATATCTTAGCCACGGACCTTGAGATAAATAATATACTGAACATTGAGAACATCTTAAAGCCAATCATTCAGCAGAACAAGAAGCTATTGATTATTGGTACGTGCTCGCCTAACGTGATAAACACCTTAGGGATGAACGTGGTGAAGAACAACCTAAAAATCTGTAACATCATACCGCCACAGTTTGGCTACAAGACCAAGGAGCTTATGTCTGATATAGCGCTGTCTGTTGGTGCGAAATACTTCAGTGAGTCTACGGGCGACGATTTAAGTTTAATTACATTAGCTGATCTAGGGCATGCGCAGAAGGTCGTTGTATCTACGGATAAGACGGTGATAGTGCGTGACGAGGGCAGGACTCAGGAGGTTGAGGCTAGGATCAATGAGTTACGTGCTTCTGAGCAAGAATCTACCAAGAAAGACGAGAAGGATTTCTTGAGGGACCGTATCGCTAGTTTATCTGGTGGTGTTGGCGTGGTTTATGTTGGTGGAGATTCTGACATTGAGCAGAAGGAGAAGTACGACAGGGTTGAGGATGCGGTTTGTGCGGTAAGATCAGCGCTAGAGGAGGGCATACTACCTGGCGGTGGATCGGCCTTATTGTTCGAGTCATTGACTATGGACGGTGACGGGCACGCTGAGCAGATCATGAAGGGATCGCTTATGGCACCATTCAAGCAGATCGTTGAGAACGCTGGCAAGATGTACCCGGCTAATATTAAAAATTTCGGCGAGGGGTATAACGTGAAGACGGGGGATTATGGAGACATGCACAAGATGGGTGTCATTGACCCGGCCAAGGTTACCAAGAACGCACTAAAGAATGCGGTATCAGTGGCGACCACTATTCTAACTACTAACGCAATCGTAACATACAAGAGATAATGCAGGCAGTAAATAAATACATAATAGTTGAGACAATTGTTGAGGAGACTAAGACAGACTCAGGTCTGCTTCTTTCTGGCGACGATACTAATGATTTTAGGTACAAGAAGGCTAGGGTTAAGAACCCAGGCACTAATGTAGAGGTAGTGAAGGCTGGCGACGTAATTTATTACGATAAGTCTACCGGTCACACCATGATATTACAGGACAAGCAGTACACGATCATTCTTGAGCGTGACGTTGTTGTTGTGCTGTAAATTTATTCATTTGTTTGATGGCTCGTCTGTATACCTTATCGGTATAGGGCGAGTCTTTTTTGAATATAGGGTTCTTCTGTGCGGTCTCGGAGATTGTTTCTTCTCCGGCTAGTTTCTTGTATATACTAACGATTAGTCTCTTCCCCTTGTATGAGACCTCGTACAGTGCGGCCTCGGATCCCTTTGATTTACGCCACACGGATATCCACCCGTCCCTTAGCAGTTGTTGGAATCGATTAACGTCCCAGGAGAATATCTCCTCATAGTCGTTAAAGTCGGTACGCTTGAATAGTTTCTCGCTGTACAGGAAGAAAAGCATCTCAATATCGGCGAGACCCACTCCGTGGGTCCTTTTTGCCCAATATCGGACAATCCTGAAGTACTTTAGGTAGTCATATGTTGGTTGTTTCCTGTCGTAATTGGTCCGTATTATTTCGTCGTACCCCTTTGATTTGATTTTGCGCTCATATTTGCGCCTCATTTTCCTTTTTTTCATTATAACAAAGATAATATTTTTCTCTATCTTTGCATCAAACAAAAAGTTATGCCGTTAAATGAAAAAATAAAGTACATGAAGCCGAAAACAGCTTCCAAGACCAAAGGTAAAGTTAAAAAAACTAAAAAAAATGGTAAAAAATACTAAAACAGGTATCGATAAGATCATTGAGTTTAATAAGGCCTCTAAAATGGCTGAAGAAACGTCTAAAATGATCAAGAAAGCAATGATTTACAACTCATTAAAGGATGGGCTTAAGTAGATCAGCAAAATATTACAGGGATAATCCCGAGGCCAGGAAGAAGAAGAACGCTTATCAGAAGGTTTTCAATAAAAAAAAGGGTGAAAGTAAGCGCAGAGTCGAACTGAATAGGCTGAATAGGCTCTTTGGAACGTATGGAAACGGCGATAACTTAGATGTTTCTCATCATTCTGGCAAGAAACCAAGACTAGAGTCCCAGTCTAAAAATAGGGGCAGTAAAAACAACACACCTGGTGACAAAAGATCTAGGGGATAACAAAAAAAACAAAAAACAATGGCAATTATTCCAGGAGGACAACAAATTAGAACAAGTTCTAGCGACGTTGATTTAACAAATAGAGGTAATGCTCTTACGAAAGCACAAAACGCTGTATATACTATGGCTGACATCATAGAAACAGTTGGTGGCGGCAGCGGCAGCGGTGCTTCATCGTTTGTAAAAATATCTCAGTCAGGGACTGGAAACCCAAGTCTGTCTTTTATTTCTAATGACGCAGAACTTGCTCTGGCTTCTGATACACGTATAGGTGTAGGAAGATATAGGTTTACATTTTCATCTGCCCCGGCAGAAAACGAGGTAATGGTTGTGTTACCAGGCGGTGTAAAAACTGGCGAATGGGATGTAGTATCTTTATTTTCTACCTATGAAGTTATAGGAGGTACTGGAACTTTGATTATAGAGTCATACGGAATTACTAATACTAATTTATTACAACCAGCAGACATAGGGTTTGGTGGAAATAACTCAATTATTGTAGAAATAAAAGTATTTAGTTAGAATTTATGAATAATTTCAAGTGTAATAAGTATGGCAAAGAAAAAAAAGAGCGTAAAGGACAGTTGTTACCACAAGGTGAAACGCCAGTACAAGGTGTTCCCAAGTGCGTATGCAAGCGGTGCGATTGCGAAATGTAGGAAAAACAAAAAAAAATAAGTATTATGGCAAGTCCAGATTTAAAATGTTCCAAAAAAGTTTTAGGAAGTAGAAGTATATCAACAGCTACACCAGAAGAATTAAAAAAAATTCAAAAATGTTCTATTATAGCTTCTGGAGGCACACCTAATCCGAAAGTTTTTAAAAAAAAGGGATACAAACAAATAAGCAACCCTGTAACTGAAGGAGGAAAACGGAAGCTTGAGAAAAAATTATAAGTGGCAGTTAGAAAAACAGCAAAGGGTGCATCATTACAGCGTTGGTTCAAGGAGAAGTGGACGGACCAGGATGGTAATCCTTGTGGATCTAAAGAGGGTGATAAGGTAAAGAAGTGTCGACCATCTAAGCGTGTATCATCTAAAACACCTGTTACATGGTCTCAGATGAGTTCTGTCAAGAAAAAAAAGGCCGTTGCAGAGAAGAAACGTGTAGGCATGGGTAAGAGGACAAAAAATATAAGGAATGGAAGAGCTTAGCGAAGAGACTAGTTTTAATGTTAACGCAAAAACCATAGTTGCTATTTGTTTCGCTTTATTATCAATAGCTGGTGTTTATTTTACGTTAGTGGGAAAGATTCAGCAAATGAATGTAGACCTTATGCGTCTTGAGTCTGAGCTTGAGATGAACTCTGAGTTTAGGATTAAATGGCCCAGAGGTGAGATGGGAGCGCTACCTGATGATGCTGAGCAAAATTTACGGTTAATGTACATAGAGAAGTACGTAGAAAAGGCGATTGAAGATATTAGTGATTTAAAACTAAAGATGAAGGAATTAGAGGGCTGTATAGTCGATAAAAAATAAATAGTATGGCAGATAAGTCTAAGATGAAGTGTAATGTCGTTAAAAAAAGCGACAGGGCTGGAAAAAAAAAGATGGTTAAGGCCTGTTCAGGTGGCAAGGAGAAGTTAATTCACTTTGGGGCCTCTGGGTATGGGCATAACTACTCAGCAGCGGCTAGGAAATCATTCAAGGCACGTCATAAGTGCTCATCTGCTACTAATAAACTAACGGCCCGTTACTGGGCATGTAAAAAATTATGGGCTGGAGAGGGCGGCTCAACAAAATCAAGCCCTAAATCTAAAAAAGGAAAGTATTAATTATGGCGTATATAGTATTTATATTAATTTTATTCATCATTTTGCTTTTAACATACAAGCTAAACAAGCTTACGGATGTTAATGGCAACTTTATTCCTGATGAATTAGAGGATTTAGCAGAAGATGTTAAGGAAGATTTACTTAGCAGAGCTGATAACGTTAAGGAAGAGTTAAAGGATGTAAAATCTGCGGCTAAGAACCTAGTAAAACAGTCTGGTGACGTTTTCGAGGCAGCTGGCGGAGCTAAACGTAAAGGTAGAAAGAAAAATGGCAAAAAGTAAAGGATTAGGCGATACGGTGGCTAAAGTTACAGCGGCTACAGGCATACAATCCTTCGTTAAGAAGGTATCAAAGGGCGACTGCGGTTGTGAGGGAAGAAGAAAGAAGTTAAACGATTTATTCCCATACTCAAAATGACCCCGAACGATTTGAAATTAGCAATATTTAACTCATTAACATTGGGCATAAGTTTCACGCAAGTTGAGAACAGCTTGAAGGTAATACTTCTTCTGGCCTCTATAATTTATACTATTCAAAAAATATACTCTACTCATAAGAAAAAATATGACGAAGAACTTTAAAAAACACGAATTTGAGTGCAATTGCGGTTGCGAGATGCCAGATGACGTCTACAGCAACGTAATTAAGCTTGCTGGAGAGCTCCAAAAGCTCAGGGACATATTTGATGTACCTTTTACTCCAACAAACGCTTACAGGTGCCCTAAACACAATAAGGCGGTTGGCGGTGTTTCAAAATCAATGCATTTGCTTGGATTAGCGGCTGACCTGCAGATAAAAGAGGTTGAGCCTCATGAGGTAGCTGGTATTATTGAGGCATTAATGGATAGCGGAGAGATTCTTATGGGAGGTGTTGGTCGTTACAACACATTTACGCACATGGACATAAGAGGCCGTCGTGCTAGGTGGGATAAAACCAGTGATATATGAAAAAGAAATTTAAAGATACTAAGGTAGGTAAGTTTTTAGGTAAGATTGCCCCTGGTATATTAGATGTAGCGGGGAACTTATTACCAGACGCAGGTGTATTAGGCATGGTTAAGAACCTTATACAAAAAGATGACAGTATATCTCCCGCTGACAAAGCCCTTGCATTGGATCAAATTAAATCTATGTACGAGCTTGAGATTAAGGACCGAGATTCCGCTAGAAATAGGGAGATTGAGGTAAAGAAAGCTGGTGGTCAAGACTTAATGATGTTGGCAACTGGACTTACTGGGTTATTTTCTTTTATATTTGTAATATATGCCGTTGTATATGAACCAGCGGTTATGGATAATGATCTTTTTGTGCACCTAATGGGTATGATAGAGGGTGTTGTTATTAGCAATATATTTGCTTATTACTATGGTACAAGTTCACAAAATAGAAAGTAGATGACAAAAATTAAGAATTATCCAATAGATACTAATATCAGTGGCGCTGACAAGTGGATTGGTTCTGATTCTGATCAGTCAAATAGAACTAAGAATTTTTCTGTAGCAGGTCTAGCTGATTTCTACAATGAGAACGCCTTTATTGATAGATCTAACTCATTGTTATATTTTTACGATACAGTTGGGTTAGGTGAAACAAGATCTGCTGGTAGCTTTTCGTTTCCAACTGAAATAGGAGCGTCAGTTCCTTTTTCTTCAATAACTGATTTAGTTTTTAGTGAGAGCTCTAAGAACGGGCCTTATGTTGTTGATTTTATTCAGTCAATGATTGGTGGAACCATACTTATTCAGAAGGCTAGTAATTCAAACTTTTTTGCGTACTACAAACTAGTCTCATTTGAGCAAGATTTAACAGAGACATCTTTCTATAATGCATCATTAACTTTTGTTTCAGGTAATGGATCTGTGCAAGAGGATGATGATTATTTTGTATCTTTGCTTCAGTTTGAAGATAACGCAGACAAAAACTTTGTGTTTAATCAGTCAGTAGCATCATCTACATGGACCGTACAACACAACTTAAATAAATTTCCTTCATGCACTATGGTTCTGTCTACAGGGCAGCAAGGATATGGAGATGTAACATTTATAGACGAAAACAATTTAACAATAACATTTGCCGGAGCAGAGTCTGGTAAAGCATATATCAACTAACTATGGCAATACCATTTTTGAATAACATTAATCTTAGCGACAATCAACTACTGAACGCTAAACTTCAAGTAACAAGCACAGCCCCTACAGCAGCAGCCGGTCAAATATACTTTGATAGCACTGGCGCAGACGAAACAGCTAAATACTATTCAAACGCCACTGATACTTTTGTAAGTTTAAAAGAGTATACGTTTCCAGCAGGCAGTTTTATTACAGGAACAGTAACAGGTACTACACCTAAGCCTATTATAACTTTTGACTTATCGGCTTCAGGAACTCCTGATGCAACTGTATATTTAAGAGGTGATAATGCTTGGGAGCCAATTAGCGCAATACCTGGAACATACACATGGACAGTTAGTGATGGAACAAATTCAACAGCTGTAGCGAGCGGAGAAACCGTTACGTTCAGCGGAACAGCAAATGAAATTGAAGTTGCAGAATCCGGTAGAACGGTTACCATTGGTTTACCTGATGATGTTACAATAACAAACGATCTAACGGTTTCAGGTGCTGGTGATTTTACAGGTCAAGTAACAATACCTATTTTGCCAGTTGCTTCAACTGACGCAGCTTCTAAAGACTATGTTGACAATGCTGTAGTTGGTGGTTTAGTGTATCAAGGTGGGTACGACGCTAACTTAAACTCGCCTGATTTAACAACTTCACCAAACAGTATATTAAAAGGTTGGACGTATACAGTAACAGCTGATGGTACTTTCTTCGGAGAACAACTTAGAGTAGGTGATGTACTTATTGCAGAAGTAAATGATCCAAGTGCTTTAACTGATTGGACAACTGTTCAAAACAACATTGATTTAGCTAGCTTAACACAAGTTGGTATTGGTAATGTAAATATCGATGGCGCAGGTAATAAAGATGGTTTGTCATTAGCATACGCTTCAGGTACTGCTACTGTAGGTTTAGATATAAATGGTTTACCAAGTTTTAGTATAAACCCCATAAGTGGAGCTGATTTAGCAAGTTTAGAAATACCATTATACAATGGAGATAGTAGTGACGCAAACGAAAAAATAGAAGTAGCTACACTACTGTCAGCTGCAAGCAGTCAAACATCTTTCGCTGCAACAATAACAGATACAGCTACAATAACACATAGCTTAGGAACTAAAGACGTTATTATACAGTTATTCGATACAGCTACTGCTGAAACAGTTTATGCTGACGTAGTAAGAGCTTCGGTAAACACAGCAACAATTACATTTGCATCTACCCCAACTAATTCAGTTAGAGTATTAGTGCAAAAAATAGGTTAATAATAAAATTTAATACATGAAGTTTAAAAGTGACATAGAAGTACAAGCTGGGCTTAGAGATGGAAGTGATGACATAGGTACAGCTGGTCAATTACTATCTTCTACTGGTACTATTACAAATTGGATAGACCAATCAGAAGTTGTAGCCGCTGGCGCTACTAGGGTACTTATAGCTTGTAAAAACACTTCAGGTGGAACTATAACAAAAGGTACGCCAGTTTATCAAACAGGTAATGTTGGAGCTACAGATGTTATTGAAGTAGCCGAAGCAGATGCTTTAATATCTACAGGTTATTTACCAGCTATTGGTTTACTTGAAACAGATTTAATAAACAATGCTTTTGGACACGTAGTTATAACGGGTGAGCTTTTAAATATAACGACTAGCCCTATAGACGGAGTAGTACCAACAACTGGAGATACTATATACTTAAAATCAGGAGGAGGTCTTACGCTTACTAAGCCAACAGGTGAAGGGAACGCAATACAAAACTTAGGTCTTGTAGGTAAGGTATCTGGAGGAAACGCTGGGTCGTTAACAGTAGCCTCTATAATGAGGCAAAACGATGTACCTAACCTGCCAACTGGTAAGATATGGATTGGTGATGGAAACACAATAGTTTCAGACACTGTTTATGTAGATGAGCCAAACAATAGAGTCGGGATTGGAACAACTAGTCCTTCTACAGTCTTACAGGTAAGCTCGTCAGGTGTTAATGGCGTAGATATATCTCAGTCTGCTAGTAATGCTAGTCAAAGTGGAAGATTGTTTTTCACTACAAACACAGCATCTGAAGGATTTGCATTATTTAATTCAAACGGAACGTTTCAAGTAAATTCAGGAGGTATACCTAATAATACCTCTGGAACAAATAGAATAAGTATAATTGGTAGTTCAGGCAATGTCGGGATTGGAACAACTAGTCCAAATGAAAAATTAGAAGTAAATGGTAGTGTTAGAGTAACAGGCGCAGGGTTAGATGTTGGTTACGGAAACAACTCTAACAACTTTGTTCAAATAGGTAATGGTAGAACTACAAATGGATTTGCTTTTATCGACTTAGTAGGTGATACAACTTATTCAGACTACGGTCTTAGATTGGTTAGAAATAATGGCGGAGCTAATACAAACTCTGAGATTATACACAGAGGAACAGGTGCTTTAAATTTAAACGTTACTCAAGCAGGAAGTATAACACTTAAAACTAGCAACCTTGAAAGAGTTCGTATTAACTCATCAGGCAACGTTGGTATTGGAACGACTAGTCCTAGCAAGAAACTTGATGTTAATGGAAGCTTAGGATGTACTAGTTTTGAAATGGGTAATCTTAAGATGTTTACTACTTTTGGTAGTATATTTATAAATGGCACAACTAGTGGTAATACTATATTTTATGGAGCTCCAGCAAGTTTTACTCAAAATTTACAAGTCAATGGCACTGTAACATGTGTTAACCTTGTGCAGACATCTCAGACAGATAAAAAGAAAGACATATCTAACATTGATAAAAGCAAAGCTAAAACAATCCAGTTTAAAGAATATAAATATAAAGAAGGAGATGGTGATAGAAAAAGATATGGTGTATTAGTAGAGGATTTAGAAAATGATTACCCTGAGCTAGTGCACGTAGGAGCTGATGGAGTAAAAGGTATTAACTATATTGACTTATTAGTAAAGCGTGTAGCTGAACTTGAAAAAGAATTAGAAGACATATCTTTAACACCAGGGCCAAAAGGTGACACAGGCGCTACAGGTGTGCAAGGTGCGCAAGGACCAAAAGGAGACACAGGAGCAACAGGCCCACAGGGTGCAACTGGTGCAACTGGTGCAGCTGGAACTAATGGTTCTAATGGAAAAAACGGAGCAGATGGTAATAGCCATTTAAGTAATGTAACTAGCATAGCGTTTAACCCTAAGGCTAACAGATTAGAAGTAAATATAGGTGGAACGGTATACAACTTTGTACCATCAAAATAAATTGTATCTTTGCATTAAAAAATTATGATAACTTACGATTGGAATTGCAAAACAGTAGACGTTTATCCTGTAAATGGAGATAACTCGGACGTAGTGTATAATGTACACTGGATAGCAAAAGGAACTACAGAACAAGAAGGTGTAACTTATTCATCTACAAGCATTGGAACTCAGGTATTGGATATTAGTGACATCACTAACTTCATTCCATTTGAGGACTTGACAAATGATGAAGTTGTGGGTTGGACTAAGATAGCTATTGGTGAGAAACAAGTTTCTTCTATAGAGGAGTCTATTGCTCATCAAATACAAGCTAAAATAACACCTACATCTATTACGTTGACAATTGAAAATTAATTTGTATATTTGCATCAAATAATAAATTCAAATTAAATGTCAAAAAAAATTACAGAGCAAGAGCTGGAGAAACTCCAGGGGCTTGTACAAGGATTAAACAAAATTGTTACTGACTTAGGTCTTTTAGAGACTCAGAAGCATTCAATTTTACATTCATTCAGCGATGCAGACGCCAAGCTAAATGAGTTTAAGCTTGAATTAAATGAGGCTTATGGAGATGCAAGCATTAACATCTCAACAGGTGAAATAGATGACAAAGATCAAGAATTACGAGCTAGACTCGACGATTAACGATGACGATAAAGTAATTGGTACTGACGGCTTGCCAGGTCCAAATTTTGGTAGGACTAAAAATTATTCAATTGGTTCGTTAGTAACTTACATAGAAAATCAATTAGACCCTGTTGATGGGTCTGGAACACTAAATACAATCCCTATCTGGACTCCAGATGGGGATACTTTAGGTGATTCTATAATGACATATGCCACTGGAACTATTACGGTTGCTGGTGGTTTAGGTATTACTGGTAATCTAGATGTAACCCTTACATCGACGTTTGAAGGAGATGTTTCTTTAGGCGAAGGCTTAAAAGATGCATCTGACAGTTACGGTACACCTAATCAGTTATTAACGTCAACGGGAACTCAGACATCTTGGCAAGACTTCTCAACGCTTGTACCAAATAACATTACGGGATCGGGGACATTAAACACAATAGCAATGTTCACACCTGACGGAACAGCTATAGGTGATTCCTTAATTACTCAGAATGCTGCAGGTACACGTATTGATATTACCGTAAATTCTACCGCAATAAGCGGAAATGTGGGAATTGTAGGTAATTTAGATCTTACAGGGGTAGCTACATTTGAGAATGATATCTCAGTAGGAGAAGGATTAAAAGATGCTTCAGATAGCTACGGAACAGCTAACCAGTTGTTAACGTCAACGGGAACTCAAACATCTTGGCAAGATTTTTCAACGCTTGTACCAAACAATATTACAGGATCTGGTACGGTAGAATATATACCTAAGTTTACACCAGATGGTACAGCTATAGGTAATTCTATAATGTTCACAAAACCAAACGGGATAGAAATACAAGTAGGGGTTACAGCAGGGCCATCGCAAACAACACTAGGGGCTGGGTCTATAACTACTGGTGGATTGGGAGCGGACACCGTAACAGCAACAAACATAAACGCAGGAGCTACAGGTACACTAACAGCTTCTGGAAATATAATACTAGGTGACGCTACAGCAGACACAACAACAATAAACTCAACACTGTCAATTCTTAGCGTTGTAAAGGACAGCAATGATACTCTCGGTACAGATGGCCAAATATTAGTGGCAAACGCAGCAAGTGAGCTTCTATGGCAGGACCAAGATGGTGATACTACATACTCTATATCTTCTCAACAAGCGGCGTCAGATGTGGAAATTAATTTAACAGGAAGTGATGTAACTGAATCAGAAGTAACGCTTGTAGCTGGAAACAGTATAACGCTTACGGACGATGGCAGCAATAATATTACAATCGCTGCAACAGGCGGAGCCGCTAACACAACGTATTCATTAAATAATACTCAGGCAGCTACATATACTGATTTACAATTAGTTGGATCTGATGCTACCACAACTAGCTATAGATTTGAAGCTGGAACAGGGGTTACATTTGATCAAGATCCAGGAGTTGCAACTACTATTGAATTTGACATATCAAGCTCAGGCGCCGTAGGTGGATCTGGAACGCTTAACACGGTACCGCTTTGGACGCCAGACGGGGATACTTTAGGAGATTCATCTTTGACTGTTGATGCAGATGGAGGTGTTACGATAGACACTTTAGCGTATGGGACATCAAATATAACACCTGAATTAACTTTAAGAGGAAATAAATCAAGTCTTATTTTAGAATCACTTGGATATGGAGATGCGTTTATTTTCTTTAAACCTAATCCAATTAGCGGTAGCTTAGGCGTATTTAGTATAGACGACCCTGTGCCCGCAACTCCTTCTGCAAAATTTGTATGGAAAAAAAACATTGCCGAATACATGCGCCTTGACACAGTTACTGGAAACCTAGGTATTGGAACAACAACTGCAACACATAAAGTACAGGTAGAGGGAACTGAAGGTTTTAAAGCAACAGATGCTGGTGTTAGTTATTTTGAAGTTTTTAAAGAATTTAGCAATACAGCCATTTGGACTGGTGTTGATGGAGGCACAATATATATTGGAAGCTTTGCACCAGCTCAAAGTCAAAATTTACAAGTGCAAGGAACTGGTAGATTTATGGATGGTATAAAAGATACATCTGATAGCGTAGGTACTTCAGGTCAAATATTAACATCTACTGGGTCACAGGTTCAGTGGGTAGATCTATCTGGATTAATACCAAACAATGTAACAGGGTCTGGTACTGAGAACTTCGGTGTTCTATGGGGAGCAGGTGGAACAGTACTAACAGACTCATTGCTTAAGCACGGAACAGGTGTAAATAGTGTGGGTATAGGATTAAATAACGATACACAGGGATTAGAGTCAATTGCATTTACTAGATCAACATCTAAGGCAGATTATTCTTTCGCTCTTGGATACGAAAGCGTAACTGACGGAGAGTTCTCTGTAACATTAGGTAAAGGTACTTACACAGCTGGTAGACACGCTATGGCCGCTAACTATAAGTCATTAGCTTTAGGTCAGAGCTCATTCGCAGGTGGACACACTAGTGCTACTGGTGGTGACGGAGCGGTTGCTTTAGGTCACAATGCATCGGCTGGAAACTTTGGGGCTGCTAAGCTAGTTGCAACATTCCCTAACGACCAAACTACGTTTGATATAGAGGGAATTGTAGGAACAGTTGAGGCTGGACTATTCATGAGATATGGAGAGAACCTTGATGTTCCAGACCCTAGAATTGAGGTATTAACATTTACTGATAACGGAAATAACTCAGCAACTTTAACTGTAGCAGCACCAGGTATACGACCAATTCAGGGTGAATTAGTAGTATTTGAAGAGGCAACACCTTTCAGAGGAGATCACCAAGGTGGTGTAGCTCTAGGTAACGATGCTTACTCTTTAGGAGAAGGAACGGTATCTATAGGTCATACTTCTGTAGCAGAGGCTGATAAGGCTGTAGCTTTAGGAGATGCCGCTAGATCATCTGGGGCAAGTTCTGTAGCTATAGGTAAGAATGCAACGGTAACATCCGCAGATACAATAGCCTTAGGTGGCGATTCAACTAAAATTTTAATGAACGCATTAGCCGCATCATCATCTTATGCAGATGACGTTGCAGCCGCAGCTGGAGGCGTCGCCATAGGTGAGCTTTACAGAAACGGAAATATAGTGCAGATAAGATTAACTTAATGGAAATAAGAAAGATTTCTCTTGGTGCGGACTATAAGTCAAGTGCAATGCATTATATAGTCGGCCAAGAGGTTTTAAATAAGGAATATATTATACATTTAATCCAGTATGATTCTGATAAAGATTCGTACAAAATTTGGATAGAAAGAAAAGACGAGGTTGTTCTATGGAAAGAATTTAACAAGAACATGCCTGCTTCAATTGAATATAATATTAATTTTTAGCATGACTAAAGATGAAATGATTACAGCTCTAGAAACTCTTAGAGCAAAGAAGTCAGCTACTGATGATTTTATTGAGCAAATGGAAATTGCCGATGAGATTCATAATATTGAAATGAAATTAAATGGAGTTAAGCCAACAGATTCTAGTATAGACTGTATTGGTTGCGGCTCATAAATTAAATAGATGAAATCACCTTTTAACTTTATTGTACGTCCGTGCAATGGTAGAAGGTATGATAACGTAAAAGAGATTGGTGGGGTTGACTTTATAACCAGCACGTCTCAGGAGGATCATACCGTATCTAACAGATATGCCGAAGTAGTAGAGACACCTATAGGATATGATGGCGAAATACAGCCTGGAGATACTATTATAGTTCACCACAATGTTTTTAAGTATTATAACGACATGAAGGGTCGCCAAAAGAGCGGTAAGAGCTTCTTTAAGGATGACTTATTCCTTGTTGATGATTACCAGTATTTCTTGTATAAACATAATGATGAGTGGAAGGCTGAGGATCAGTTTTGCTTCGTGAAGCCGGTCCCTAAGGAGGAATTCTACTTACACGTACCTGGTGTAGAACAGCCGCTAGTTGGAACCATAAAATACACAAATAACAAATTACTATCTTTAGGAGTAGAAGAGGGAGACTTAGTTTCCTTTAAACCTGATAGTGAGTACGAGTTTAACATTGAAGGAGAGAAGCTATACAGGGTATTTACTAGCAGTATAACAATGAAGCTATGAATGTATCTATATATGAAAATGTAATAAAAGACATAGATGATTATGTTTTTGACATAATAGATAACGGCTTTGAAGATATTCAAGTTGGAGACGATCTATTTAAAAATGTTCGTCAGAGAGGTTTAGATGAATTGGTTGAGTTTCTTTCAGATAAATACACGGATTACTCCCCGGTATTGAATTTTGTTAGAAGATCTCCTTTGAATCAGGAAGAGCCTAACTTTATTCACACAGATGAAATGATGGGTGATTTAACCGCTATATTATATTTGAATAAAACGTATCCAAGTGGATACGGAACAACGATATACGATAAAGATAACAATGAGGTTTTGATATGTAAAGCAAAGTACAATTCTCTTATCATATTTCCTTCACATGTAAAGCATTCTAGAAATTCTTTACACAACTTTGGCGATGGTGATGACGCAAGGTTAGTCCAGGTTTGTTTTTTAAAAAAAATAATATGAAATCAAAAGAAACTAAGTTAAGAATAATTCAGGCAGGCCACAAGGCTGTTGAACAGTTAATAAAGGTAGCTGAGGAACATATAATAAAATATGGAGAGGATGATGAACTAGCGGCTGACAAGTTAAAGAACGCAGCGGCAACTAAAAAGCTTGCTATATTTGATGCATTTGAGATACTATCTAGAATTGAGGCTGAGAAATCTTTAATAGATGAATCTGAGACACCAACTAAAAACATGAATAGTTTTGCAGAAAGAAGAGCTAAATAAGGACTTATATAAGGTAGTTGACATTATACCTTCAGCTGTGTTGAAGCGAAAGAACAAGGCTAAGACTTTTGAGTATGGTTACAACGAAAAGTATGATGTTGTGGTTATATCTAGGGATGGAACTGTTGGGGAGGTTATAAGTATAAACAATATAAATATAGGTCTACCTTCAGAACCTTCTGATGTTTATAAGAGATCCTCAAAGAAAGAAGATCAATACTGGGAGGTTTATGAATATCCCAACCAGTTAAATAAGATAAAATCTATATTTCAGTGGAATGAATCTCCTAAGGATTTTAAATCAAAGTGGGTAGACTATATAGAGTCTGAGTTTGATCGTCGTGAGAACGGTTATTGGTTCTACAATAATGGAACACCTACATACATTACAGGTACCCATTATATGTACCTTCAATGGACAAAAATAGATGTAGGTAACGCAGATTTTCGTGAGGCTAACCGTATATTTTTTATATACTGGGAGGCGTGCAAGGCTGATAATAGGAGCTTTGGAATGGTTTATTTAAAGATTAGACGTTCAGGGTTTTCTTACATGGGCTCTTCAGAGGGTGTCAATACAGGGACACTTGCAAAAGATGCGAGGGTTGGAATACTATCTAAAACAGGAGCAGATGCTAAAAAAATGTTTACTGATAAAGTTGTTCCTATATCTAGTAATTATCCATTCTTTTTTAAGCCAGTGCAGGATGGTATGGATAAACCAAAGACTGAATTAGCATATCGTGTACCAGCATCAAAGATCTCTAAGAAGAACATGTATGACATTGATGAATCTGGATTAACGGGACTTGATACAACTATTGACTGGAAAAATACAGACGATAACAGTTATGATGGAGAGAAGCTATTATTACTCGTGCATGATGAGAGTGGTAAATGGGTTAAGCCAAATAACATACTAAATAACTGGCGTGTAACAAAAACTTGTTTACGTTTGGGTAGTAAGATAATTGGTAAGTGTTTAATGGGGTCAACCTCAAACGCACTAGATAAAGGTGGGGATAACTTCAAGAAACTATATAACGACTCAAACCCATCAGATAGAAACTCAAATGGTCAAACTAAAAGCGGTATGTATTCACTTTTCATCCCTATGGAGTGGAATATGGAAGGGTTTATAGATAGGTATGGAATGCCTGTTTTTTATAAGCCATCAAAACCTGTCATGGGTGTCGACGGTTCTATGATAAATAATGGTGCTATTGATTATTGGAAGGCAGAGGTAGACTCTCTAAAAGGAGATCCAGACGCATTAAACGAGTTCTACAGACAATTTCCAAGGACAGAGTCTCATGCGTTTAGAGATGAGAGCAAGGCGTCTATATTTAACCTTACAAAAATTTATCAGCAAATAGATTATAATGATAACTTAATAAAAGACAGGGTATTAACTAGGGGGTCTTTTCACTGGGAAAATGGTAAAGTAGACACAAAGGTTGTCTGGTCTCCAGATTCTAGGGGTAGGTTTTTAGTTTCTTGGTTACCTAATAGTTTATTACAGAATAGACAGGAGCGTAAGAACGGTCTTAAGATACCTGGTAATTCTCATTTAGGGTCATTTGGTTGTGATTCATACGATATATCAGGAACAGTTGGTGGTGGTGGATCTAATGGAGCGCTACACGGTTTGACTAAGTTCCACATGGATGACGCACCAGTTAACGAGTTTTTCTTAGAGTACGTTGCAAGGCCTC